AATCGGTTTTAACTGAGCATCCTTACCAGTTTTAATCTTTACTGATACTGATTTTTCAAGATTAAGAATATCAGAACCATACCCAGAACCCTTGTCATACAATAGAACATCAGATATTTCACCTCTTAGAACTGGTGTTGCTGTTATTACTCCAACATCAGTGTTAGCTAATTCATATTTTAAGTTTAATCTAACATCTGGATATTTAAATACTTGGAAACCTGTCCCTTGATTAGAAAACTTAATATAATCTTTTCTCTCAAATTCTGATGTTATTGTACCACCAAGACCAGCATTTGTAAGTCTGAATGCATTATCGTTTAATTTTAATACTTGATAGAAATTGGAAGTTGTAGTAATACCAGTTGATGTAGTTAAACCAGTAATTGTAGTCGGTAATGTAGATCCTATACCAACAGCAGTTTGATATACGATTTTATCACCATTATTAAACCCATGACCATCAAAATGAATTACATTTGTTATTGTATTGATACCTACTGGTTTAACAAATACTTGTCTATTCTCATAACCACTTCCACCATCTAATACTCGAATATCTTTTAAAGTTTTTTCATCATAATATAATTTAAATTTATGAACACCTATTTTATTAGTTGTAGTGAATCCAACAGTGTTTATACCTGCACTATAATCACCTAGTGTTTGATATAATTTTATGGTGCTTGGATTTACAACTTCTGGGTAGTATGTGGCAGTGTTTACAAGAGTTGTAGTTCCTAAACCAACTACTGATGTTCCAGAATCATTACCTACAGTTCCAATACCAAGAGGTGGGTTATTATTGCGATCATATATTAAAGGTTGACCACTTACAATATTATGTCTATCTTGAAATGTTATTGTTTCGTCTACGTTGTCAACACCACCAGATTCTGATAATAATCTAGCATCAAAACTTAATTCTCTTTTTCTATCTGCTAAAACTGGTTCCAATACTGCTCCACTACCATTACCACCTTCAATTGTTGCTGATAATACTCTATGGATACCAAATTTTTGTGGATCAACTTGAACTTCAGTTACACTACCAGTAATTACTGGTCTTATTAAAGCTGTTGTATTTCCAATACCAGGACTTGATAATGTAATTTCTGGTGGGTTTACAACATCATAATTTTCTCCACCATTTAGTAATGTAATTTTATCTAATGGTCCAAAAAATATTTTATCATTTGATTTATAATTTTTTATTTCAACACCATTAATTAACATTCCTGTTGATCCTGGATTTGTCTTTACTGATGTAGAATTTACTAAATCTGGATTAAGTGGAAATTTTTTGAGTAATTTTTGTGATGCAATTTGTTGATCAAGAGTTCCAACAAGAGAAAAGGTATGTGTTCCAGTTCCTGGTTGTAATGATTCAAACTCTACAAAATCTGCTATTGGAATAAATGATCTAGAACGATATAGTCTTATTTGGTTTCCATTTGATAAAACTTCAACAAAATATGAAGATTCTGGTAAATTTGGTATAACTGTTCCTTGTGCAGTATAAAATATCTCATCTCCAGTTATGAATGGTACTGGACTTGGAAAAGATAAAATACTATATTTTAGAGTATTAGGATTATATCCAGAATTAGGCAATTCATTTCCTGCAACAGCTTCTGGTAAAATTGATTTTGGTAATTCAGTGGTTATTTGATATGATGGTAATGAATTAGATGCAACATATAAATTTTCATCCATTTCATTATAAACATTAGTTATGTCAGATGTAAGAATGTTCTGACCAAAATCCATATCAGTTTTTGTACTTGAAGCCCGATTAATAACTCTTCTTAAATCATAATCACGACTTGGATCTGGTAATACTGTAATATTTGACAATAATGTTAAATTGTTTATTGATATAGTTGATGTATCTGTATTAATATTACCAACTGTACCAGTAGCAACTACTTCTTCTTCATTTTGAAATAGAACTTCAATATTATCACCTATTTTTAAACTTGATTTATCAATATCACTTGTAAATAAAATAATGTTAGCACCAAATATATTTTTAACTTTGAATCTTGAAGAAGTATTGTAAATCCATGAATTAGCAAATATTTGTTTCTTTGTTTTATCTTCAGATGGATTTAATATTTTTTCACCAACATTTCTGACTGTTATATTTTCACCTTGTGTTAATAAACGAATATCTGATGTTGGAACAAATTTAGATAAAACACCTGTCAATCTTAATCTCACTTCTTTGGTTAAATCACCATCTTCATAACCATAATAGTATTCATCCGATCTAATATCATCAGTAGTTGATATAATTCCTACAATATTCTGACATCCAAAAAATTGATTAACTGATTTGTCACTATAGTAGATGTTTGTGCTTATTCCAGATACTAATGTACCAGTTGCTCCAAATCCAACAGTTGAATCAACAGTAATTACGGAAGAACCCGCCGAAACATTTCCAATTACTTTTGTTTTAGGAGTTACACCAAAAGTACCCTCAATTAAGTCAACTTCATTAAATCCAACAAATAAACCAATCTTATAATATACCTTTCCTCTTCTTGTTAATGGTTCAACTTCAGATATTGATGCTTTTGTTGCACTGTCAGATGATTTTACAATAGTTTGACCAACTAAGTGAATAGGATTACCAGAAAGTGCCTCTGCAATAACTACTTCTCTTCTTATAAATTCTGCTGTTGATGGTTTAATTAAATATTGCTCTAAATCTAAAATTTTAGGAGTTTCATTATATAAAACGTTAAATAATATTCTAAATGACTCTTCTGTACCCTTTGACTGATATAATGACTTTGAATTTTTAATAAAATTACTTACATCAAGGTTATTAACAAAATTTACATTTTCTAAACCAGGTGTAAGTAACTTTTTCGTCTTTTTATAAAATTCTTTAAGAAAAAGTGCACTTAAATTTACAACAGTTGTATCATTTTCATGATTTGTTGCTGTTGTGTCCGAAAACACCAATTCCAATGGATTATTGTCTTGATGGTATGTTGTAATTCCACTAAAACCACGAATACATCCTGTAAAACTGTTAGTTGTAATTCCAGTATATGTTATAACTTCATCTTCAATTTTGAAAAGACCATATTCATTAGGAAATCCCTTAGTGCTACTAACATTTACAGTAGTATCAGTAATTGCAATATCACCTGTTAGTTTTGTTTCTCCAACAACAACTTCAGGTGTTAAATTATCTAATTTTAGGTACTGATCTAAATTATCAGTAAGGTCAATCGGACCTCCCTGATATTCTTGGGATATATAATACTGTTTTAGAAAATCTACTGCCTTTGGACTTTCAGATATTAAAAACTCAGGTATTTGGTTTTCAATTATCTGTTGGACTTTGACTCTTTTATCAATTCCAGTGGTTATCATATTATCCTCTTACCAATGCTCCATTTGCATAACTTGATGTAACCTTATATCCGACACCTGATATCTGTTCACCAGAAGTAATTGTGTCTTTAACCATATTTATGGCACTATCTCCAACCGCAAAACTCAGATATAAATCCTTAAGTCCAATAATATCATTTGATTCAGGAAATGCCTGTATTTCAATAATATTATTTGATCTTTGAGTAGATGTTATATTAACGGTTGATACTATTACCTCTCCATGAACATAGTCAACTATTCCAGCAGAAGCAACAATCAACTGACCTTGTGATAGTTCATTATCACCTTTTACAATAGCTAGAACACCCTTACCACTTCCATCCAATGACCCATCACTATTTTTATTAGGTATATCAGTAAAATATACTGTATCAGTTTGACCTTGAATTGTAAATCCTGTGCTTTTTATATTTTTACCCTCTGGGTTTATATGAAATCTATTACCATAACATAACTCATATTGAGCAAACTGATTTGTAAGTGCTTTTAGATTTCTTCTAATTCTTACTCTTGTTATGTTCGATGTAATCGCATCATCAATATTATCAATTACATTTACCAGTCTACTATACTTAAATCTCCCACCAAATTTATTAATATCAGTAGATGAACCATAAGTAAGAAGTCCATTTATGATATTTGTTTTTAATTCTGATACTGTAGTAACCTTTGATTGGTCATAATACACAAAGGAGTCTAACTCAACATATAATAACTTAAGATCAAGTATTTTTTGATTGATACCAGCTAATGTATATCCTTTTAAGTTTGATAGAATAGACTGTTTATCAAAGTCAGATACGAATTCACCATTTTTTGGTTTAATTGTAATGAAGACTGTTCCAAACTCTGGTGGATCAAGTTCTTCACCACCAACAACAGAAACTGACTCAGTATTAGGATATATTTGTTGTATCACAGACTCATAATCCCTTGCTGTAACTGCTCTGTACTGTGATGAATAAAGTCTAGGTGCAAAATACTTAATTGAATCAATTGACTCTATATCACCCCCATTAGCTGCCGCTGAGACTGTTGTAATTGTTGGTGTGGTTGACGGTAGAGATATCTGATTTGATGAAGACACTACACTACCAGCAAAACTAAACAGAGCAGGACCATTCCCTTCAGCACCATCGGTAACTATGTAAGAAACAGTGATCACTGCTTCATTTTCTAATTTTTTACCAAAGACACCATCACCAAAGAGCAATTCATACCTTTCATCAGTAATCTCTTGTATTAGATAAGTCTCTGATATATCAGTAATGTTTAATATATTGTCTACTTTGCGATATTCTTTTCCTAAACCAGTGTCAGCAGCACCTTTTACAAATACTTTAATGGTTGAACTATCAATAAATGAATTTTCAAGTAAAAATCTTTGATCGAGTGACCCATCGACTGTAAAAGTTTTAGTTAGATATGATCCTTGATATACAACTATGTTATTAAATGATCCAGTGCTACTTACTACATTACCATTTGCATCAAAAGTTTGAGTTGTAGTGGTTGTAATGCTTTCTGGTATTGAAAATACATATGAAGTGTCATTTGCTGAACCTACACACACTAAACCAGCTTGAAGAGTGATTGTTGGTGTGTTTCCAGAGGTTGTAAAGTCAAAAGATACCGTTGCTTGAGCAGAACTTCTTGATCTGGGTACATATCCAATGTTTCTTGCAAGAGAAACTACGTTTTCACGAACAGTTGCGGAGTCTAAGAACGACTCATTCACAACCATGTTCGAGTTAAATGCAGTAATGTACGTATTATATGCTAAAGTGTCGATTAGAACTGAAAAATTAGATCCTTCAAAGTCAAAATCCGTAAAATCGGAGTTTGCACGGATATAATCCTTAATTGAAGTCTTAATTTGGTCGAAATCGAGGTTCGTAAACTTAGTAAAAGGCATTTATCTTGTTGCTTCGAGCATGAATGTGAATTCTTGTATGGGAACTTCTTGTCCAACTATATTAAAGAAGATTTTAACCTCAAATTCGTTCGTATCTGGTCGTGGTTCTACTTCAACATCTACATTATCTATTCTAGGTTCAAAATTTTCAAGTGTAATCAGTATTTGATTCTCAATTACTGATGCAGTACCAAAATCTACAAATTCAAACAGGCTATCACGTACCTCAGATCCCAAAACTGAGTTAAAAAACCTCTCAGTTGGAATAGTTTGTATTAAATTTCTTACAGACTTCTTAATTGCGTTCTCATTTCTAAGAACTGGGAGGTCTTTTGTGATTGGATGAGGGGTAAAAGACAAACTTATGTCCTTAAATGCCCTTGAAACCCGTTTTATTGCCATATTAACAAGAGTTTTCCTGTTTTATTTATGACACTTTTTAAGAATGTTATTATTTATCCCAATTCTGGTTCAATTTCGTCTTTTTTAGACCTTTCTTTTGCTGTTTTCCAAAAATAATTCTCTTCTGAACCCAATCCATCACGATCATGACCGTTTTCTACCTGATAATAGACAGTCGAAACCTTAAAATCGGGTACTTTTGGTGTTTCTGGTGTAATACTGTTATCATAGATACGCATTCTGTTGTTTGGATACAAACAAAACTGCCCATTGTCCAGTTCTAAGAGGTTATGAGACTTATGTTCGGCAGGTTGTTCACTTGTTGAGTAGTCAATTGCGTCTACATCTGAGTGATAATTGTCCAAAGTACAAATATATGTGCCAGTTTGGTTGCCATAATCTCTTGTCATCACCTCATAATGCATTGAACCGATAAATTGCTTCTGAACTGCAACAACTCCATAGTCCATACAGTTCCAAAACTGTAAATTATGCAGTGTCATATCGGGTTTTGGAGTCTCAGGGTCACTTGTAAACGCAGAAATCGGCAATTTATCAAACATTGCAGCGTATTCTGGTAGATAAGTCTCAAAATAAAAGGCACGACCAGGTATACTTTTCGCAGATACCCAGACACCTTTTACAAATTCACCATGACCACTCTTATGATCGGTTAAATATTCCTTTCTTACCCATACTTCGTAAGAAGGTAGGTTCGCAATTAACGTAGACATCTATTTTCCTTGCCCTCTTGGTCTTTTACGAGCCGAGTTACGGGGTGTCGCAGAGTATTTTGTGTGCTTTCCGTTTCCTTGACGAGTTTTTTTCGGACGACTTTCAATTGAGTTGCCAAGATTTGTGAATGTTTTTGCCATTAGTTTTCTTTTACGTCTGTTTCGAGTTCGAGCGGATGCGGTGTACCATTTGCAAAGAATTCATCCGCTAAATCCTGCATTTTGTCGAAGTACTCTTCTTCTGTAAGGTTTTCAAAGAGTACCTTCCCTTTATGAGAGATACTATATAACTCTGGTTTTTTCATGTCCTACACGAATACGAGGGTCACACATAATACGGAAACCTGCCTCTTTTGCATCTAAGCAGAATGAGACATCTTCTCCGCACATATCCTGTACAGCACCAGATTCAAATACTTGCATCTTCGGAGCAAACCAAGGATACTTCATTTGTTCATCTTCAAAGACACCATGCTTGATTAGGAGCCAACCGAAACCTGCATAATCGACTGTGAATGGTTTCTTTCTCTTTGCGATTGAGTCTAGTGTCTCATGATTCATGACTCCACCATTACCTTTGAAGTCATCTTCATCTAACCAATGAGCAACTGATGTAGTCTTACCATCTTCTGTACAATACCAACCTGATGCAATCTTTTCATCCATTAAAACTAACTGATAGAACTTCTCTACATTGAACACGATATCTGAGTCTATCCATAACTGGTAATCATATTTTAACTTACCATCCCAAGGTAACTGATCAGGACCTCGAAGAACATTCGCACCAAGACACTTACATCGGGCAAAATTTACCATTGATGAATAATCTTGTGATATTTGTATACTTGCCT